GAGGGGGTGAAGGTTAATGCCAGCAGGACTTGGTGGATCAGGTTATGTAGCATGGGTACTTGAGACTACGAAGGGTACGTACCTTGACCCCTCCACAGCGGGAGCATTGTTTATTCCCATCATCGAAGAAAGCCTTGCTTACACTGAGGACAAGTATCTATCGCCTCAGATTAGACAGCAAGTAATCATCAGTGATGCGAAGCCTAGTTACTATCACGTAGAAGGCGACATTACGCTTGAAGTTGATCCCGCGTTTTTGCCCCATATTCTCTACTGTTCCCGACACACTATCGTCAAGACTGGTGCTGGACCGTTTACTTACAAGTTTACGCCTAGTTCAGCAGGCTCAACTAGCACGGCTGCTTCGGGTGCGGTACAGAGAACTGCATCTATCGGTATTATTCGTAACGGTATTGGATTCGGTTATGCCGGTTGTACTGTAACGGGTTACGAATTCACGATTGAGGATGGAGTCCTCAGAGTTACGCTTAACATCATTGGTGAGTCTGAAGCAACTCCGGCTGCTCTCGGTACTCCGACTTGGTCTGCACCAAACTTGTACGGTGCAGATACTAAGGCAGTATTCGTAGACACCGCAGGTGTGGCACCAGCATTTGCATCGCCAGACCTTAACTTCAATGGTTTCACTTGGCGATCTAACCACAATGCTGAAGCTCAGAATAGAATTACGACTACTCGTTCTGCTCAGTATGTATCGTTTGGTGAGACTGAGCATAGTTACGAAACTGAGTTGGACTTCACCAGCAAGACTGAATACGATAACTTCAAGGCTACAACGTTCCGTGCCATTCAGCTACGATCACTGCATGGTGGTGCAACACTTGCAGCGGCTACTGACGGTGTTCAGCTTACTACTTATAGGTCCTTCTATGAAACGTATGAAGTTGGCCTGAGTGGAATGGCTGACCTCATTATGGCAGGAGTTACGGGTAGAGGTATTGTGCAGACTGGTGGAGATGCATACTCCATCGAAGTTAAGTCAGCAGTAGCCATTACGTAGTAATACACAAGGAGAGGAAGAAGATGCCAAACGCAACAGTTAGTCTAGAACTTGGGGAAAAGATTAACCTCAAGTCACTTGAGGGTGCATACGTTCGCCTCAAGTCAATGCCTTTCGGTAAGAAGCTGGAAAGGCGTGATAAGGCAACACGCATGAGCATGATGATGGAAGCGGAGAATCGTAAGAAGGGTAAGAAGGATGAACCTACTGAGGTTAAGTTAGACATTCTCAATAGGTGGTCAACTGCATTTGACTTCGCTCAGTGCATTGGCGAACACAACCTTACCGATGATAACGATAAGCCGCTTGATTTGTCTAATCCCGATGTTCTTGACATTCTGGATCCCCGAGTAGGTACTGAGATTGAAGCACTTATCGCAGACTTGATTGGGGATGATGAAGAACTTACGGATTTTACTTCGCCTGCTACTTCATCCTCAGCAGACGAGAGCCACCGTACTTCGTTGTCGAGAACGGTAGACAAAGATACCTAGACGACTATACGATCAGGGATGCTGCTGAATGGGTAGAAATTACCATTCTGTGCGAAAGATTGGGTCAGTTGCCCAATCCCGGCGGAATACTTCAGCAGCATCCCGGTCATATCCACCGTATGGGTAAAGTTCTTGAAGCGATGGATGAAGTTGAAGCAGACGAACAAAAACAAGCAGAAAGCAAATCAAAGTTAAGCGATGGCAATAAACGCTAGAGAATTACTCCTAATCGTTAGAGCGCAGAACCAAGCATCTTCTGCACTTAGACGTGTGGCTGGTGACGTGCGTAGCCTTAGCAAGATTCAAGAGCTAGGGCTACGCAGGAATCAGCTTGCAATTCAACAGGGTAATCTCATGCGTCAGCAGCGACGTGCGCTTAATGAACTAGAGAGCGTTACTTCAGGTCGTAGGTTCATTCAAGCACAACGTGAGAAACAGGGTCTACTTGATAAGCAGGTAAGAACACAGAACGCACTAAAGACTAACCTCGATGCACAGCGTGTTGCTAACATGCGTCTTGCTGCTGCTGAAACTGCCGGAATGAAAAAGCGTTCTATCGGTTATAAGCAGTTGCAGCTTAATGCACGTAGGCTTACAGACCAAGAAGGTGCTCTACGCACCAGCCTTAGAGGTATCCCCACAGCTTTGACTGCATGGGAACAGAGGATGGTTAGTCTTAAGCAGCGAGCTTCAGTCCTTAATAGTGAACTGGCAACTACTTCACAAAGGATTGGTCAGCTAGCTGCTCAGCAAATGGCACTTAATAAGCAGATTTCTGCCGCTCGTTGGGAGCGGTTTCAGGTAGCTGGACGTACAATAGCACACTTAGGCCGGGTAGCTCAGCTAACCGGCTTAGTTATGGCCGCAGGCATTGGCCTTGCTGCCGATGCCGCTGCGAAGTTTTCCACACAAGTTACTCTTGTAGCAACTCAGACGGGCAAAGCGGGTAGCGGTATTAATGTCGTTACAAGAAATGCCGAACGGCTGAACCAAATCATCCTTAGACAGATGCCTCAGTCTATTGCGACGACTGAGGATCTAACATCATCCACGTATGATCTGTTCTCGTCTGTGGACAGCGCACGTAAAGGATACCTCTCGCTGGCCGACGGAGCCAAGCTACTCAACCTTGCTAACAAAGCATCTATTGCAGGACAGACCGATTTAGCTACCGCAGTTGAGTCAATCATTCGACCGATGAACACGTTTGGCTTTACTGCCAAGCAAATGCCCGCTGTACTGAATCGTATGTTCGCTGCTGTCCGTTTCGGTCAGCTTACTTTCGGTCAGTTCGCTAGTACACTACAGACCACAGCACCAGCAGCCAAAGCAGCTAATCAAACTTTCGATACGTTGTCGGGAACTATGGCGTTCCTGTCTAGACGACTTGGTGATACGAGAGCAGCTATCGGATTTGCACGACTTACTGAAATCTTCGGTAGAGAGAAGTTTGTATCGGGACTCAAGAAGTTCAACGTAAATATCACTAACGCACAAGGCAAGCTTCTTCAGATGCCTGATATTATTGACAAGTTGGTCACTCGCTTTCCTAAGCTACAAAAGGGTGGCGTGTTCCTTCAGCAGTTCTTCAAGAATATGTCGGGTACGGAAGGAACTATTCAAGCAAGACGAGCATTCGTTTTCCTTGCTCAACAACTCGACCAGTATAGTGAGATGGTTGACAGAGTGAGCAAAGATAACGTAGAGTTCGATCGCTCATTCCAAGCACTTAACCAAACTGCCGGAGTAAAATGGGCTAAGTTTATGAACAATCTGCGCGCACTGATGCTACAGTTTGGTGCTGCTGCAATTCCTGCATTGCTTGAACTAGTTAAGCCTGTGCAACGTCTTGTGGAATGGTTCGGTAACTTGGATGAAGAGACTAGAGGGCAGATCGGTAGGTGGGCAGCTTACGGTGCTGCGATACTTCTCGTAGGTGGAACACTTGCAGCCGTTGTCGGAACTTTAGTGGCTGCTGCATCTGCACTAGGTGGACTAGGACTTTTGTTCCCCACACTAATTGTGGCTGCTCTTGCATTTGCAGCAGCTGCTAGAGCTATTCAAGGAGATTGGTCAGGAGTAGGTGACTTACTTAAAAGCGTATTCGACAAGATTACATCTTCTTGGCTAGCTGCCGGGGTAGCAGGCGCAGTTATCCTAGCAACCATCTTTAAGATCATAGCTGCTGTAAAAGCACTTCAAGCAGCAACGCTTGCTGCTTCAGGTGCAGCGCGTGTCGGTGGTGCGACAGGTCTGTTAGGTGCGTTATTTGCCGCTGTCGGCGTAGCAACTGGTGTTGGCATTCTTGCTGTAGCTGTGGCGGGTTTGGGTGTTGCACTGTATTCCTACTCAAAGAACGCTTCAGACGCAGCAAAGCATACTGAGGAAATGGCGAGAGCCCAAGCCAATTTGAGAAAGACTATGATCGCACCTTCTGAAGCTGCTGTCTCTATCGGCAATATTCCTATTAGTGTGCGCGACGTACAAAGAGCGCGGCTTGACGTAAAGGATTTGAATAGGGAAATTGCTACTTTGCGTAAGCAGCTTAAACAAGCCCCACAGGAGCAGAAGGCTGGACTACAATCTCAGATTCAGCGAGCTATCCTAGATAGAGCAGATGCTTACGATAGATTGGGAGAAGCGGCCACGACCGCAAATATGCGTATTCGTGGCTTTAACAGGTTCCTCGAGGATCAGGCAACAATCTTCGATAAGATCGCTAGTAAGCAGAGAATCGTAGATCAGTTCCAAAAGATTCTTGCTCTACCTAGACCCGAAAGAGAGAACGCTGCGTTCGCACTAGGCTTTACTCCTGAAGCGTTAGCGGGTCAGGTACAGAGATTGACCGCTAACATTAACGACCTACGTGGAGCATCACAAAACGCTTCTAACGCTCTAGTTAACAACTTTACTAAGATGGTTAGGTCATTCCAGCAGGCTGAGTTGCTACCAAAGAACATTTCACAGGATGCAATTGGTGACATTCTCAAGCTGTCTGAGAAAATTGGACGAATGCCTAACTTGAAGGAAATGAGACTATTCTTCAAAGCTGAGGTTGATCCTAAATCTCTTGCTGACTTGCCTGCACAGGTTCAAAGGTTTATTCGTAGTCAACAGCAGCAACGAGCTAAAGTAAAGGTAGCTGCCGACCTTAGCTTCCAGGGTGCAAGGCTTGAGCATATCGCACAAATGACAGGCAAGGTACCTAAAATTCAAGTGGATGCTGACAACTCTAAAGCCAAGCAGGAAGTCAATGCATTCAAACAGTGGTTCGGTGGTAATAACAAAATTCCTCCCTTCCATATTAGTTCACAGCCTTCAGGAGTAGCACTCGGCACAGCTATTAAGTCAGGTGTGCTTGCTGGTGTTGCTGGTCTTGGTGCATCACTAAGTGCTTCACTCAATGCACAGATTGACGCAGCTATCGCAGCAGCCCAAGCAAATCTAAAGTCGGGTTCACCTTCAAAGGTTACAGCAGATAAAATTGGTAAGCCGATGATGCAAGGCGTCATTGTCGGTATCATTAGCGAATTCGGTAATCTAAAGAGGTCTGCTTTTGATTCAGCTAAGGAATGGCAGAAGGCATGGGAACAAGCTTTCCAAGATGCTAAGAAGTCTGCTACTGATTTTCTGAGAGGTTACTACGATGATATTCGTAGCTCTCTACAGGACACCTTCTTTTCTCAGCCATTTGGCGACCTAAATCAAATTCGTAGAGACTTCGGTGTTGCACTTAACGTGAAGGATCTAACTGCGGATCTAAAGGCGAATACAAAGGATCTGAACAAGTTTGATAATCAGTGGGATAAGCTGCTCAAGAAGGGCGCACCGCTTAAGTTGCTGCAACAGCTTCAAGCGATGGGCGAAGATGGAACAGCTATTCTGTCCTCTCTTGCAGGTGCTAGCAACAAAGACTTGAAAAGATACATCAAAGCTTGGAAACAAGCACAGAAGGCATTGAATCAGATTGCGAAGCAACAGCTTAAGCAGCAAGTAAAGGAATGGAAGAAAATGGGTAAGGCCATTGCTGCTGGCATCATGCTAGGTATTAAGGATCAGTCACCTAAATTGATGCATTTCCTTCGCAACATTTTCCTTCAGATGTTCCATGAGGCACAGCACACCAACAAGTCTAAGTCGCCTTCTAAGCTGTATGCTGAAGAAGGTAAGAACATGATGATGGGTCTACAAATGGGGATGGACCAAGCCGCTATGCGTATGCCTGCTGTGGGGGGTGCTAGACTAAGGGGTGGCGGCTTCAGACACGGTGGACAGGCACCATTTACTCAGATCATTCATGCACACCACGATGAATCCCTATCAAGCACACTTAGGCGAGCAACCTTTAGGATGAAGCATAGGCCATGATTAACAAAGCCAAATTTGAAAATATAGCTAGTGGTGCAAGCATTTTCTTGCATGACGAGAATTGGCCGTTTTCTGACTACTCCACAGAAGTTGACGTTCGTATGGATGAAGAAGATCGTGCCGGTGATTGGGGAGTCCATGAAACGTATACTTTCCTCGGAAAGCGATTACACCATATTGAGGGTGATTTGCTAGCTCAGGATTCGGCCGAATATTGGCAACGACGTTTAGACTTTATTCAAGCCATTACTCCTAGCAAGTCTCAACGTGTATTCGGCAAGCTAAGGTTAGAGCTTGAAGGTATCTATGAAGAAACTTGGTGTTACTGTACTCTTGACGGTTGGCCCGAGTTGCCACTTGCGGCACTTAGTCCATCAGCCGGTAGATTCCTAGTTACGTTCAAGTCTTATGATCCTCGTCTGTACGGAAGCTACCTGAACGAAATTGTACTCGACACCCTCTCCACAACTAGAGGGCGCATTTATGATAAAACTTATTCGTATACCTACAGCTTTATAGGTACATCAACATTGGATGCAGCAAATGCGGGAAATGCTGAAACAAGACCTACTGTTATTGTGTATGGCCCTGCCACCAATCCTCGAATTCAGTTAAATTCAGCAAGTGAAGTAGAGCAGTTTGTTCAGGTTAATACAGTTATTCCTAATGGAAGCTTCATTACTATTGATTTTGCTGAGACTACTGCTACTGATTCCGAAGGTACTGATATTTACTCTTCGCTTGACCAAGGCTCGGAGTGGTGGACACTTAAGCCCGGTTCAAACGAAGTTCTATTTCTTGCCGAAGATGCTTCTGCACCAGCAAAAGCAGTAGTTCGGTGGCATAATGCTTACATGATTTAGGAGGATAAATGGCAGTATACAATCAAGTAATTGTTAGTCCTGGGGCAGTTTACCTAGATGATGGAATCTATACTGCTCAGGATGATAGACGGCATTTGAAGGAATCTGGCGGAGTTGGCATTGCTACCTACCCCACCGGATATGGCGTTACCGCAGTATCTGGAATGAGTGTGACGATAGACCAGGGGACAGCTTACATACTTGCTGGAAACGTTACGGATGGAGGGTCTTTCAGAGTACGAAGTAGTGCCAGCAGACAAGTCACAGTTCCAAACGCACACGCAACTTTACCACGGCTGGATCAGATTGTCTTAAGAGTCATGGACGATGCTTCTGATGGTAGTGGATTTAGCGAAGCTCGTATCGAAGTTGTACCCGGTACTGCTACCGCAGGCGCAACGTTTGCCAACCGAAACGGTGCTGCTTCCCTTAATGCGCTTGGAGAAATTAGCGATTCTCTAATGCTGCTTGCTGATGTTCTTGTACCCGCTGCTGCTGGTTCCCTAGTTTTGGGCGATACTAAAGATAGAAGAATCCCAATGCATAATAATTCCGAAATGCCGGGGCTTAGTATTGCTGAAATGCGGGTACTAGTTGACGCTACTAAAGCTGGGTACGTAATTCTTCCTCACGACGGTATTGAGGTAGCAGTAAGAGCTGATCCCACTAACGAAGTTTGGTGGAGATTTAGAAATGTTGGTCTTTCAACTCCACTTGTTTGGTCATATTTGGGTGGTGCTCCGATGTTTGCCGAAATTCTTACATCGCAGACAACCACAAACGTCGCTTATGTAGACCTAACTACCGCAGGCCCATCAATTACTGTTCCGTTTGCTGGATGGTATGAAATTACCTTTGGTTGCGATATTAAGAGTGATGTTGCAGACGTAGTTACGAAGGTAGCTGTTAAGCTCGGCGCGGCGGCTACAGCAGATGCCGAGTCTGCCGATGGTAGAGGCGTTGCTTCTAAGTATGTACAAAGGACCATCATTCGTCAGCTAGCTCAGGATGATATAGTAAAGATGCAATATAAGTCTAACGGCGGTGGAGTGCTTACTGCCGACAACAGAAACCTCTCGGTTAGGCCAATTCGCCTCATTTAAATGAGTAGTCGCATTGAACTATCTACGATTGATGGAGAAAGAGTCGGGCAAGTTATCCCGCTTGACCCTTCCTTTACATTTACCATCAATGAACCTAGTACGATAACGTTTGATATGTCCGACTCCCACAGACTAGCGAACATTCAGTACATCGAGCCCTATGCCACAGACTTTGCATTCTACGTGCAAAATACGTGTCTGATGGAAGGAATGATTACTGCTGTAGGTGGAGAAGATGAAAGCAACTTCCAAGTTGCAGGATCAAGTTGGGAGCACTACCTAGAAAGAAGGCATTACCCTTTCATTCCCACAAACCCAACTCTTTATCGCTATGCGGTAGTCGCGCGTGACGTGTTTACTATCGTCCAGGACGTTCTTACCACAGTTCAGTCCTTGCCCTATAGTCTACAACTCAATTTCAATAACGGAACGTCGGGTATTACAAGAAACCTACGAATTGAGCCAGGAGATACCGAATCTGTATTAGAAATAATTGGACAGCTATCGGAACAAAAGCCGGCTTTTGACTTTGAGATAGTTCCGTTGACGCGTGAGTTTAAGATGTATGCGCCACAGAAAGGCGCGTTTAAGGATATGCGTCTTGTCAAGAAGAAGAATGTATCTCATATCCGATTCGACGATGAAGGCTTGGAAGGTAACTCGGTTCTAACGTTAGGCGCAGGTACTTCATCTAAACTGATGAAGCTAAAGGAGAGCCTATCGAGTATGGCAAAGTACCGACGCCATGACCATTCTGTGGAGTATGGCGAGGTTATTGATCCAAACTACCTCAACAGCCTTGCAACAGGAGAATTGGATAAAGCTACAATGAAGGATCTTGGGCTTATTGTAAGTATTACTCCGAAGTATGGTTAGGACGTATTGCTCGGTCTTAAGGTAGGGGATACAGTAAATATCCAAGGAGACATTGATTACACTACCCTGACTGTAGATGATACTTTCCGCATAACGCAAATTGAAGGTAGTATGTCAAGGCAAAATAACTTCTCAGTTGAATTGACGGTGGGCAATGCCAACGTATAAAGACCATGATAAAGATATCATCCGTGTACTTTCTAGGGAAATTAAGGTATTGCAGCGTCGAGTTAAGCACCTCGAGAATAGTAGATATACAACACTACCAATGTTTGATGTTTCACTCGGTGAAGTTCCTGATCCTACCCCTGAAGGACTAATCTTTATTAGTGCAGCAAACCAGCTCAGATTCTTTAGCCAAGGAACAATTTACAACCTCGGAAATACTCCATAAACAAGTGGAGATTTAAAAGGGCGGGACTATTTATAATTGCAAGACTGAAAGTGAAAAGGAGGTTTAAGTGGCAAACGGTGATACGCCTGCGAATCCCGTCCCTGATCCTACTGTAGCAACCAATGATGCAGTAGAGCGGGCTGTGAGGGCAGAACGTGATTATGTTGATGGTGTGGTCGGTATCTTGAGACAACGATTAGATGCAATCGATAAAGCTACAGAACTTCTTAACGAAACTGTTAATAGGGTACCTACTGACGTACAGAAAGAAGTGGGGCACCTTCGTGAACTATCGGATGAGAAGTTCAAAAGTATTCAGGTACAATTCAAAGAGCGAGATACTCGTCAGGAGAGAGAATCACGAGATAACAAGGTAGCTGTTGATGCGGCGTTTGCGGCGCAGAAAGAAGCTGCGTCCGAACAGAACAAGTCCAATACGTTAGCCATCAATAAGTCAGAAACTTCAACTATCGAGACTATCAATAAACTGGATAGACTGTTCAAAACCACGACTGATGCACTCGGTGACAAAATAGATGATAATAAGCAAAGAGTCGCTGATGATTTTGCTGCTATACGGAATGCAATAACAGACCTTGATAAAAAGGTGAATGGAGAGGCTCGCCACAAAATTGGAGCAAGGGAGGATCGCACTGGTCTATACGCAACAGTAACAATCATAATGGGAGTTATTCTCTTTCTGATTACGATTGGCTCAGTAATTGTCGCAGTTACGCAGTAACGAAATAGGAGAGGACTAATGAAGATGCGTTTCCCATACTTCCTTCAGTCACCAAAGATGAAGGGTCCAGATGTAAAAGCAGTGCAAGGAGCACTACACGAAAGTCCGTTCGGTAACTTCAAACCAGGTGATATTGATGGAGAATTCGGTGAGCAAACTGCCGGTGCAGTTAGACGAGCTAAGTATTGGCTCGGTTATTCCGCTGGTGATGTTAACGGTCGTTACGGAGAAACCCTCCACAATTACCTGACGGGCAAAAAGAAACTTCCTACGGTTCTCAGGGCACGTAGGTATACGAGAGTGAAGAAGGCAGGAGAAACTCCCCTTCGTGAGAAAGCACTCAAGCTGGCTAAGACTCAGCTTGGTACAAAGGAAAGTCCCGCAGGATCAAACATTGTGAAATACTCTACATGGTACGGTCTTGTCGGGTCTTGGTGTGCAATGTTCGTAACGTGGTGCTACGAAAAGACAGGAGATACCAAGTCCTTTGAGAAAGGCAGCAAGTATGCGTATACGCCTTACATGGTACGTGATGCAAGAGCAGGCGTAAACGGCATGAGCCTTCTGACCGTCAATGAGATTAAGCCCGGTGATGTTGTTATGTACGATTGGGGCGGAGCCGGACTTAAAGGTGGCTACTACGCTACCGACCATACGGGGCTTTTTGAAAAGTGGACTAACAAAGCCAAAGGTGAATTTACTGCCATTGAAGGCAATACGGCTTTGGGCAATGACAGTAATGGTGGAGAGGTAATGCGGCGTACACGTACCATTAACTTTGTATCCGCGCTAATCCGAGTGGAGGTTTAAATGTTTAGCAAGCGATTTTGGGCAGATTTCTTTGAACGGTCCGTTCGTGGTGCATTGATCGTTCTTCTGACTTCTATCTTCGTAGACTCATGGTCTGATGCATCACTGTCCTATCAGCAGAAAGGACTTGCTGCGTTGAGTGGTGCTGCACTGTCTATGGGGCTTTCTTTGCTCTCTGCACTTAAGGGATCCGAGAACGCTTCGTTCGTACTTGCAGAAGCACCCGGTGAAGGCGATCCGCCCGCACCACCTACTGCCTAAACTAACTAACTAAAGGTTCCTCCGCGATAGGGGGGAATAACAGGCCCGGTACGTAACCTCTCCTGCGACCGGGCCTGTTTCTTTGTCTAGAAGTATGCCTCCCTTATCCACTCTTCTTCAACAAGGTGTACGAAGTCGCTATTCTCACCAGCTAAAATCTTATGCGGCCCATTGCACTGTGAGCCATACGCAAAGAAGAACCAACGTAAAAAATGGCGCATTGAATCAAGACCATGCGGTACCCCACGTTTGTACAGTCCCATATGCTTTAGCTTCTCGTTGTTATAAAAGGCTTTATCCCCAATTGCTACCATTGCCTTCTGCATAAACAGTGGTGTTTCGCTGTGACCGCCACTAATTGAATATCCCGGCCCACAAAACAGCTTGATAACACCGATGTACTCTAGGCTGACTAGCACTATGTATGGTCTAGCTACTCCGGGTCTATACTCAAAGTCCTCACAGATAGCATAGTTAGGTTGTGTTTCTATCAAAAGCCCCAAAATACCACGATGGTCTAGTTCTGCTTGGCATGGTGCTATGTATAAGTGCTGCCCATCTTTGTATGCAAGTGTGTAACCTGTCGTACCGCCAGGGTCAAGGCTAATAACTCTACCCATGTTATAGTCGCTAAGTGGCATAAATCAAGGCTCCCTGTGCGCCTGTGTGCCGCCACCTGTGGGGGTTGTCACAGCAGCCCGAGCGCGGGCTAGCTGCGCGGTACGCGGGCAATGGGCAAGCCCTGCGCGGCGTATCCTAGACCCGCTCACCACGCCCTACCGATCACTTCGTTTGCAAGTTCGTTAACTGCATCTTCGCACTTTACATACATATCTAGACAGTCTACCTTTTGGTGAACAGGGCACTTATTGGCCCTTTCTAAACGAAGTGTAATCCGACAAATCCTTATACGATCTACCCTTGGGCCAGTGAGTACATGCTTGATCCTACTTCTCTTGCTTAAGAACGCGATGTTCCTGTCTACCACAATTGCTCCCATGCTATTCTCTCCTTTAAAGGAACAGCCATGCAAGAATATAAATTGCTACGAGAATGGTTACAATCATCAATATTACATCTACAACACCGTAGTATCTCATTTTTCCTCCACAGGCAGTTCAAGGTAAATATCAATAGCGCGTAGTTTGTATGCCGCTCCTGGCGACGGCGGCGCAAATTGATAATCAATCTCGCTTATTTCAAAGGGAACGCCTGATACAACAACTCCATCACCTATTCTTGGTACAGGTCCGTCATATTCATTAAGAAAAGGCGCATCTCCAATAGGTGTAATTAAATTAAGACTAAACATTTAGTTCCTCCAATGTACCCCATGTACGTCCAACTGAGAAGTCTGCAACGAATGGGATATCCCAATCTAGTTCTTCTTTTGGTCGAGTCTCCATTACTTCCTTAGTAATCTCACAATATTCAGGAATGTAGTCGGTATCTACGTCAGCTATGATACTGTCGTGAACTGTAAGACAAATCCCACACCGGTTCCAATCCACAAGATCCACAAGAAGAATGAGAGCTGAAAGCGTGATATCACTAGCTGTTGATTGTGCCCTAAAGTTAATCCCTTCTTTGAAGGAATGCTCTCTGTTCTCGTCAGTAAGAAGGTAGAAACGACGTTTACGCCCAAAAGGATTAACAAGAGTACCATTGCTACGGATATCCTCCTTTACACTCTCAGTCCAGTCCTTAACAGTTGGGAACCGCTTCCATATCTCATTGATGAATTCCTGTGCTTCCTTCTGAGGCATATGGTACATCGTCGCAAAGCTAAACGCACCCTGTAGGTAGAACACACCGAAGTCAATGTTCTTCGCTTTGACATATTCCTCGTAAGTGTAGTTCTCACCGTAGAACTGTGCAGCCATTTCCTTATGAATCGAGCGGTCAGTATCATAGTAGATAGCGTTTAGCTCTGTGTCTCCGCTAAGGTGAGCAATCGTTCGCAACTCAGCCTGACTATAATCGGCTGAGACAATCCTTCTACCAGGGGTAGCCTCAAACAGTCCACGAATATTGGGGAGTCCTTCTTTAGTTCGTGTAATGTTTTGTAGATTTGGACCTTTACTTGATAGTCGCCCGGATTCAGTTCCAGCAAGGTTGAGTTCCGTAAAGACTTTTCCATCTTTATCCTTCTCCGCTGCTGAAATCAAACTGATGATGTAAGTGCTAGCCTGCTTTTGCAGCGATTTGTAGTCGTCCAGTTCTTGTGTGAAGTTGCTGATATAAAGACGATGTTCTGCAATAGAATCATCGCTTGCTCTACCAATCTTCTTTCTATCTTCTGCTGTAGTAAAGTTGCCTTCTAAGATAGTCTCTCTTGCGGCAACATCTACAGAGAATTCCTTATTCGGCCTACGTTGTGCAGGATGCTGAATTTTCCACTTGTCATAATATAGATCATGAAGTTGTGGGTTAGAACGAGGATTGAATAGCGGATTGTCAATCTGCTCTCTCATTGACGCAATCTGCTCATTCATAGTTGGTTCAATTTCATCCTCGTATAGCTCAGCAGCCTTTTGATAGTTGTAGCGAATGCCTGTTAGTTCAAGTCTTGTGAGAGCTTCCGAACCTCTGATGAGAAGTCGCTTATAGGGAGAGTCATAAACTTGGTCCTTAATAGCTCTAGTACGAGTGACATTGAAAAGCTGGAAAGTACCGGCTGCGTCCAAACCAGCGTAATCATAAAATCCTTCAGGTACGGGTCCAATACCACCCTTACTCTTGAATGATTCGATATCTTCGGAGGAATAATTAGGCCACGCGAACTCATCCATGAGCATATATTCAAGCGAATGTACTCCCGGTCGCTCGTCACACGCATATCCAAGTAGTAACGTGTCTTGGTCAACTTGGGCGTCAATGTCATGTTGTGTCCTTAATACTTTTACGTCGTATTTTCCGTTATGCCAGATGAATTCAATTGCTCTAGTTTCAAGTAGAGTTCTAAGTTCAGCAATAACCTCTGCATTGTTGCAAGCTGCTTCCCCGAGGACTGTGGCTGTACGACCGTCCGTAGAAACGTTAAAGCTAAGGAGTTTAGCTTTATGAGAAAGTCCCCCTCTTGTTTCGATATCGGCTGCGATAATAGCTCTATTCTGTAACCTTTTGATGTTGCTACGGAGGCTTTGTAGATATGCGACAGCTTCGGTTGGGTCATGTATTACCTCAATATTAGGAAGTACCGGTTTTGGTCTAGGGTTAAAAGCTAGTTTAAAATCTTTGACGAGGTTTGGAAATGTAGCGTCGTTACGGAGCACGATCGCAGGGTTATTGGTGACGATAATTCGTTTACCGTCAAGTTGATGGTCATATCCGCGTAGACTATTGATTCCGGTTTTATGGAGAATTTCTCCAACTGCTTCACTACCTGCTGCAATAACTGTTCTAGCTGATCGTAGCTCGGAGTGGAGTCTTGGTGAGCAGCACTTGATTGCTTGCGGCGGGACCTTACCTTCCTTTGGTGAGCATAAGACAGTGTTCGTAACAAGTATTTGTTCACGCTTTACTCCGTTCTCAGCAAGGAGGTAATCAAGGACTTTTCCGCTTGGTCCAGAGAATGGCTTACCTGCTTTAGCTTCATAGAAACCAGGACTACGAGAAACAAGAGCAACACTAGCATTACTAGGTCCTGTGGTTCTTGCCATTGGTCTGTCATATAATGGACACTCCTCACACTTCGCCTGTGGGTGTTTTCTAGTTACTGGCTTACTAGCTGCTTCCACTACATAACCTCT